ACCTCGGGCGCCCAGAAGGTCGTCACCGTGTCCGGCCTGACGCCTCGCACGTCGGCCGCCACCGCTGGCACCCTGTCCGCCGACACCGCCCTCGACGGCACGATCGGCGATCGCCTGCGCGCGACGGCGGTCTCGACCGGCAACTATGGCGGGTCCACCGTGCTTTCGGTGCGCGCGAACGTCAGATGAACACCCGCGGCGCGATCGACCGGCTCGGGCAGGTCGCGCAGCTGCGCCGCCTGACTGGGGTCGGCGCCAACCAGACATGGCACGAGGTCACCTTGCGCGTGTTCGCGCGCCAGTACCGCGCGCAAGAGATCGTGCCGGGGTCTGGGCTCCAGCAGGGCGACCGACAGGTCATCGCGCACGTCGCGGAGATCGAGGCCGCGCAGTGGCCGGCGCCACCACGCCGCGATGACAAGCTGCTGCTGGAGGGTCGTCTCCTCAACGTGCAGTCGGTCGAGACCGTGCGCGTGGGCGAGGCGGTCGAGCGCTACAACATGGTTTGCCGCGGCTGATGGCCGCCTACCGCTCTCCGCGCGCTTTCGTGCGCGAGATCACCGTTGCGTCGCGCGACGTATTCCCGGCTCAGGTCGAGGCGCTGCTGGAGCAGGCCGCCCGGGCCGAAAAGGCCCGCGTCCTGCGCGAGCAGACCCAGCGCGCGGGCATCGCACCGACGTCCGAGACCATCGTCGATGGCAGGCGCGGCGCGCCGATCGAGGCCGCCACCGACAAGTCGCTGATCATCATCGAGTACGAGTATCTGCGCGAGATCGCCGCTTGGCTGCTCGACGCGCTGGAGCGCGGGGCGGTGCGCGGTCAGACAGGCACCTATTCCAGATCCTTCATTCTTCTGGTCGACGGCGTCGAGGCCGAGGTCGGCGCGATCAAGCACGAAACGCGCTCGTTCGTGATCGCCAACACGCGCCCATATGCGCGGCGGCTGGAGGTCGGAAAGACACGCCGCGGCGATGCCTTCATCCTCGATGACAGCCGCTATCGGTTCATCGACAGCATCGCGAAGGTGGCCAAGGGCCGCTTCGGCAACATGGCCCAGGTCCGGCACGCATTCGTTGGACTGGACAACGCCTATCGCCTACGCCGCGCGCAGGGCAAGCGCCGCGATCGCCAAGCTGGCGCGGAGATGACGTATCCCGCGATCCGCGTCTCGAAACTCTGAGGAGGCCCCGTCATGGCCGTGACGATTACGCTCTACAACCACACCGCCAAGCTGTTCGCCGAGGGATCGAATGCCTCGGGCGACACCTACAAGGTGAAGCTCTACACGGCGGCGACCTTCGACGCCACGCACACCACGCTCGCGGGCGTCGGCGGCACCGAGGCCACGACCGGCACCGGCTACACCGCCGGCGGCCCGGCGCTGACCAACGTCACTGTGCCCACGGTCACCACCAACGATGCGCGCTTCGACGCCGACGACGTCACGCTGACCGCTTCGGGCGGCTCGATCACGGCGAGCTACGGCGTGATCTACAACGACACCGACGCGAACGATCCGCCGCTCGCGTTCATCGACTTTGACGGCTCGCAGAGCGCCGGCGCTGGAACCGACTTCAAGATCATCTGGGACGCCAACGGCATCTTCTCGTTCACGGTGGCCTGATAATGGCTGACAACGTCGCCATCACTCCAGGTTCGGGCGCGATAGCAGCCGCCGACGACATCGGCGGCGTGCTCTACCAGCGTGTCAAGGTCTCGCACGGAGCAGACGGCAGCGCGACGGATACGAGCGAGGCCGCGCCGCTACCGACGCAGGACACAAGCCTCTGGTGGATGCTCAATCGCATCTATCAGATGCTGGCTTCCCCGCGTGGCTACGACAAGTCGCTCCAGCGTCAGCGCGGGACGGTGGTCGTTGAAAGCGGCACGGTCACGACTGTCACAACGGTTACGACCTGTTCGACGGTGACGACTGTCAACAACATCGCCGCTTTCGGCAACGAGCAGCCGCAGATCATGGCCCGCGCGATGGCTCGCGCTTCCTGGCGCGCGAACGTGCGCGCGTGCATTTCCTGAGGTCTCCAGATGGCAAACACATTCAAAAAAGTCATCGACCGTCTGGAGTGGGTGCAGACCTCGCCCTCGCCAAACGCGCATGCTGCCGGAACGCTCATGTGCTGCGACATGCGAAGCGATGTCTCGCGGCATCCGTTCGTGCAGAACCTGATCTCGACCACGGTCCTCAATCGCTACAACATCGTCACGAAGTCCTGGCAGCTATCAATCAACCCCGGCGCTGCTGCTGTCGCGGCAGGCGCGGCAATGTGCTTCGTCCCCAGCTTCGCCGCTGTCGGAACCATCGCTGCGGGCGCGACAACGACCAGCTTCGCGCTCTCGACGGCGCTACCGACCGCTGTCGGCGTCAACATGCTGGCGAACCGTGGCGGCTCGGGTGACTACGGCTTCAAGATCCGCATCACCGACACCACGGCGGGCAAAGTCGAGGAACGCTTCATCGTCGGGAATACGTCCGGCACGACGCCGACGATCACCGTCGATAACGCCTTCACGTTCACGCCCGCGACCGGCGCGCGATACGAACTGCTTTCGGGCCGCGTCATCATGCTTTCGAGCGGCGCTCTCGCAGCGGCGTCGTGGCGCAGCTACGAGGTCGCAGCGAATACGCTGGCGAATCTATCGACCACCAACCTTGTCGCTACCGTTGCCACGGATAGCGCGCTGCTGGTCATGGACGAGCAGTATACGCCCTACAACAACGAGCCCGGCGAGGGCATGATCAAGGGCGGCTTCACATACGACACGAATGTCGTGTCGCGGAAGGCCCTGACTGCCACCGCAACCGGTGCGTCGTCGCTGACCGGACAGGCGACGGGCGGCGATGCTGTGGTCGCCGCGAACGAATACCGGAATTTCCAAGTTCGCATCGTGCAGGACACCGGCACCCCGGCTGCGGTGGGGCAGCGTCGCATCATCGCCTCGCACACCGCTGGCGCTTCGCCGGTCTACACGCTCGGAACCGCTTGGACGACGACGCCATCCAGCACGGCGAAATACGTAATCGAGCAGCCGAACCTGATCGTGCTGCGGACCAGCGGCAACACGACGACCTACACCTACAATTACACCGATGCGACCATCAACAACGGAACCAACAGCATCGCGGCGAATGCGTGGTCTACGACGTATTTCGCTGCCGGTCCTGCTGCGAACGCGGCGGGCTGCTTGTGGATGCCTTCGTTTGGCATTCAGCCAGACCCCGCGCGCAACGCGCGTCATAGCTTCAACTACTTCTTCCGTGGCGGCGCAGTGACGCTCGATGTTCTCGACATCGCGAACACCATCACCGGCACATGGACCGGCGCGATCACCTATGACGGCGCGCAGAACGCAACTGGTGTAGGTACGACCGGCGCTTACTCGCCCTACGGCGGCGAGGGCCGCTTCACCTACCTCAACATCTACGTCGCGAACCAAGTCAATCAGATCTACCGCTTCGACGCGAAGAACCGTGTGCTGTCGCCTCACACGACGACCGACTTCCTCCAGGCAGGCACCGCCACGATCGGTGGTCGCATGGCGGCCTTCGCGGCGATCGACGGTTCTGACAAGTATGATGTCGTCCTGCTTCAGTCGCACCTTTCGACCGTGACGCAAGAACTGCTGGTGCTGGTCTGATGTCCATCTCCGATCTGATCCGCCTCGCGCAGAACCGCCTCGCCACGCTCAACAGCGCGCGGGCGACCGCTGACCGAGACGGCGACGCTGATCGTGTCGCCGCGCTCGACACCGAGATCGCAGAGACCGAGGCCACGCTGGCGGCGTTGCGGGGGATCTGATGGAAACGCTCACAGCACGCCTCGCTCGTCCAGACGTCGCGTCGTTGCCCGACTGGGCGGCTGCGGCGGCGCTGAACCAGCCCGACCCGACGCTCCCGGCGGTCGAGACATGGGAGCCCACGAAAATCGGCATCGGCGCAATCCTCGACACGCTCGGGCCATCGGCCGGGGCGACGTTCCTCGATGCCCTGGAGACGCTGGCCGAGACGACGCCGGTGGTCCGGTGGGGCCTGGAACTGATCCGCGGTTCCGGCCTCGACCTGTCGCGGCCATCGGCCCGCGCGCAGCTCGAGGTGCTGGTCGCTGGCCGCATCCTCCAGCCCGCCGAGGGCGAGGCGCTGCTGGCGCTCTCGCGGCGCACCCGGCATCCATCCTGGGCCGAAGCCAATGGCGTAGTGGTTGACGCGCGGGCGGTCGGCCTGGCGCGCGGAGGTCGGTGATGGCAGTCGCGAAATGGGCCGCGCCCAGCACCCGCAGCAGCAACATCCTCTCGACGGTTGCGAACTCGTTAGCGAATGCGTCGGAAAGCGCAGTCGTCACGTATGACAACAGCACCAACCGCGATCTCTACGCGCTGTTTACGCTCAAGCTCGGCTCGATCACGCCGAGCACCGGCGGAAGCGTCTCGATCCGCGTGACGATCAACGACGGGACCGATACCAGCGACAAAGTCGGCGGCGATGTCTACGTCCTGCCGCTGACGAGCGGCGCGTCCGCCAAGGTCAACATCGTGCAGGTCAGGCTTCCGCCGTTCTCGCTGCGGCTATCGGTGGTGAATAACGCGGGCGTGACACTGGCGGCGTCGAGCAACGAACTGTACGTCCGGCCCTGGAACGAGGAGAGCGTCTAACGTGCCGCGCGGTCGCAACGACTACGACACCGCCATCCTTCAGCAGCGGCTGTGGTCGCCTGCGGTGTTGCGGCCGACGGTATGGCTTGACGCAGCCGACATCTCAACGATTTCGATCGCGACCGGCGTTTCCGAATGGCGTGACAAGTCCAACAACGGCTGGAATGTGGTCCAGGCGACCGCAGGAAATCAGCCAGCATACACTCCCTTGGGGCTGAATGGACTGAGCGTCGTCAATTTCAGCGTTGGGAAATTACTTCAAACGGCGAGCAACTTCACACTAACCGGCGACCCTAATATCACGGCGATTGTTGCTTATCGCAAGACGACAAATACAGAAGGAGCCGTTTTTGGCTGGGGCGGCCCTACCCTTTCGTCCCCAGGGTCGGCTTTTGGTTATTACGACGACGGAACAAATGCGTCCTGGGCATCCGCTGGCGGCGCCAGTTACTCGCATCAAACTCCCATTCCGCAAAATAACGAATGGGGCATCGCGTCGTTCGTAAAACCAGCCGGCGCTTTCACAAACTCTACGTCATTTCGCAATGGTGCGACGTTTTCAGTCAGCACAGGCGCAAACGCTCCAAATATCCTTTCTCAGCCGTTGAGCGTTGGTCGGTGGGCTGACTATGTATTCAACAGGTTTGCAGGAGACGTTGCGGAGTTGCTTGTTTTCTCTTCTGCCTTTGCTTCGCGCGATAGGTGGGGAATTGAAGGCTACCTTTCCTGGAAATGGGGAATCCCCCTCGCCGCCTCGCACCCCTACGCCAACCGTCCGCCGTTGATCGGGGACTGAGATGCTGCGGGTAAGGGTCCCCGGCTCGGGGCTGTTCGCGCCGCAGCAAGCCGCCCGCCCGCTTAGCGGCCTCTCGTTTCTCTTCTCGCCGCTGCTCGGTCACGCGGCGGTCAATGTTATCGTTCCGTCCGCCACGATCTCGATCACCGCCACCGCGCCGACGATCCAGGCTGCGACGGGCGCGACAATCACGTGTCCGGCAGCGACCATCGCTATCGCTGCGAACGCTCCGGCGATCTCGGCGGGCAAGAGCGTCACCTCTCCCGCCGCGACGATCAGCCTCGCTGCTAACGCTCCTTCGATCTCGGCGGGCAAGAGCATCACCGTTCCGGTCGCCGCCCTGCTCATGGGCGGCGAGGTTCCGGCGATCAGCGCGGGCAAGTCTGTCGCCGCCCCGGCGGCGACCATCGCCATTGCGGCGCTGGCTCCCACGATCCAGGCCGCGACGGGCGCATCGGTCGCATGTCCAGCCGCGACGATCTCGATCTCGGGATCGGCTCCGTCGATCTCGGCAGGCAAGATCATCACCGTCCCCGCCGCCACGATCACGCTGGCCGCGATTTCGCCGGCCGTGGCGAGCGGAAAGAGCGTCGCGGCACCTTCGGCCACCATCGCGCTTTCCGCCGCTGCACCGACCATCCAGGCGGCTTCTGGCGCGACGATCTCGGCACCGGCGGCGACGATCAGCCTCGCGGCGGTCGCTCCGACGGTCAGCGCCGGCAAGTCCATCGCCGTCCCGGTCGCCTCGGCTCAGGTTCTCGCGGCGCTCGCGCCGCAGCTGGCGGCGGGCAAGTCGATCTCGGTCCCGACCGCCACCATCACGCTCACTGCCGCGTCTCCGGTCATCGCGGCGGGCAAAGCCATCGCGGTCGCCGCTGCGGCCATCGCCATCGGCGGCATCCCGCCGGCCATCGAGATCATCGCGCCGCCCGGGACGTTGCGCGTCATCCGCGATGCCATCAGAACCGCCTGGGATGCCCGCTGGCCGCATGGAACGACGTACCGGGTACTCTGGCAGCAGAACGACAACGAAAGCGTCCCAGAGCCCGGCGAGGCGCGCGCGTGGCTGCACATCGCCATCGACTTCGACGGCGAGGACATTCGCGCCTATGCCGGCGGGCGCGAGGCGTCAGACCGCGAGTGGCGCGGGACGGTCGAGATCCGCGTGATCGCTGAGACCGGCTACGGCGATGACGCCGCGCTCGATCTGCTCGATGACGCGGTCGGCGTCTACCGCTCGCGTCGCGAGGCGGGGCTGTCGTTCATCGACGGCTCGACCGAGATCTTCGATAGCGCGACCGAGGATGGCGCGTGGTTCGTCCGTGGCACGATGCTGCCCTGGACCTACGAGTATCGGGCATGAGCCTCCGCAGCACGATCCGCACCGAGATCAAGGCCATCTGGGACGCGAACTGGCCCTACGCCGGGATCTATCAATCGATCTGGCACGAGAACGCGCACCCCGAGACGCCGACGCCCGGCGATGTCCGGAACTGGCTGCATCTCCACGCCGAGTTCAGCCGCGAGGAAATGCGCGCGTTCGGCGGCGGCTCGCTCGCCAATGAACGGCTCTGGTTCGGCGCGGTCGCGGTGCGCGTGTTTTCCGAGGTCGGCATCGGCGAGGATGTCACCCTCGATCTGCTCAACGCCGCCGTCGTGGCGCTTCGCGCGCGACGCGCCGGCAATCTGACCTTCGTGGGGCCGATCATCGGCATCGCGGATACCGCTAGATCGAACGGCGCGTGGTATGGACGCGGTGCTTCGATCCCGTTTCAATACAGGTTCCAGGGCTAAAGGAGACCCGACATGCCCATTTCCGAAGGCGTACAGTCGCGCATCGTCTACAAGGCCTACAGCAGCGGGTCGATCACGGCGAACAGTGAGCCGAGCACCGCGACCGACCCCGGCACGTCCGGCGGCCAGGTGCTGCGGCGGGTCTCGTCCAGCCTGAACCTGGTGAAGGACAGCTATCAGTCCGAGGAGATCCGCAGCGACCGGCAGATCGCGGACTTCCGCCACGGGCTGCGGCGCGTCGAGGGCTCGATCTCGGGCGAGCTTTCGCCGGGGACGCAGTTCGAACTCCTGGTCGCCGCGCATCGCGACACGGCGGTGTCGGCGTTGTCGCTGTCGAATACGCAATTCACCAGCGTCACCAGCGACAATTCGACCTCGGCCTTCGTGTTCACGGCGGGCGACCCGGTGACGAGCGGTCTGCGCGTCGGTGACATCATCCGTTTCACGAACCTCGCGACGACGGCGAACAACGACCGGAACTTCGTGATCCGGGCCTTCGGTGGCACCAGCAATCGCACCGTCACCGTCAGCCCTGCGCCGACCACCGACGCGGTGGCGGATACGAGTTTCAACCTGTCGCGTCCCGGCAAGACCACCATCGTTCCGGCCAGCAGCTTCACCTCGAGGAAATTCGGCATCGAGGAATATCGCGAGGATCTCGACCTCTCGCGCCTGTTCACCGAATGCCGCGTGTCCGGCTATTCGCTCAGCCTCCCGGCCACCGGCCTCTCGACGGTGGAGATCCCGATCATGGGGCGCAACGCGGTGTCGCTGTCCGCCGGGTCCGCTCCCTACTTCACCGCGCCGACCGCCGCGACGACGAGCTCGGCCTGCGCTTCGGCCAACGGTCTGATCCTGTCGCCGGACGCTGGCTCGTCGCCGCTCGGCATCGTCACCGGCATCGACATCGCCCTCGATCTCGAAGCCGAGATGCAGGCAGTCATCAACCAGAACATCGCGCCCGAGATCTTCCTCGGCCGCGCGAATGTCACCGGCACGGTGTCGGCGTTCGTGGAAGATTTCGCCCTCTTCAACGCCTTCCTCAACGAGAGCGAGCTTCAGCTGATCGTGCGCGTGGACAGCAGCTCGGCGGCGAACGCCGACGCCATCTGCATCTACCTCCCGCGCGTCAAGCTCGGCGGCGCGGATATGCCGCTGAGCGGCGCGAATGGTCAGACGATCTCGCTGCCGTTTCAGGCGCTGCGCTACACCGGCGCGGTCGCCGGTCGCGACACGACCACCATCCGCATCCACGACACGGCGGCCTGAGCATGTCGAAGTTCGCTGGTCTCGCCGCGCCGGTCGACAAGCCGTCGCGGTGCTTCCTCTCGATCCCGACAATCGGCCGCCCGGCGCTGGTCTCTCGCGACGGCGAGCCCGCGTGGATCGACGTCCTGTCGCTCGACAGCCGCGCCGCGGCAGCGCAGCGCAGGACGTCGGCCATCGCGCGCCTGGAGAAGCGCGCCACGCGCCTCACCGCCGACGACATCGAGGCCGAGCAGGTCGAGATGCTCGTCTGCCTGATCGCCGGATGGCGCCTGTTCTCGCTGGCCGGGGACGCGATGGACGTGCCGTGCGACGACGCCGCCAAGCGCGAGCTGATGACCGACCAGACGTTCGCGTGGATCAGGCGGCAGGTCGAGGAGCACGTCGGCGACCTGGGAAACTGGCTGCGCGCGACGGCGACCTAATCGCTTTCGCGCGCCATCGCCTCGACCTCGATCTTCCGCGCAAGGGTGGCCGAAAGCGCGACCACCTCGAAAGCGTGGCGCGCCAGCTTGGCCGCCGACCCGCTGGCCTCGATGGCCCGCCGCTGCCCGCCTGGGGCGAACACCTATGGGCCGCATGGCTCGACCTCCACCAAGGTCGGCGCGTCGGCTTCAACGGCCCCGAGCCGCTGGCGTGGTCGGATCTCGACGCATGGTCGCGCCTGACCAGCGCCGAATTGAGGCCGGACGAGGCTCATCTCCTGATGCGGATCGACCGCGAGTTTTTCGCCGTGCGCGGCGAGATTGAGGGCAGCCGGAAATGATCAATGCACCGAAAGAGTCGATCCTCCGCGCGGGCCTCGATGCGAGCGAGTACACGCGCGGCGCCGCCGAGATCGATCGGGCGAATGAGGGCATGGCCCGCAGCGGCGAGCAGGTCGAGCAGTCGCAGGCGCGCGTCGGCAGGAGCCTTGTCTCCACCCAATCCAGCATCGACCGCCTCGAGGCCTCGCTCGACAAGGGCTTCGCCGCGCAACGGCGCTACGAGACCGCCGTCGATCGGGTCAACGCGGCGGTCGAGCGTGGCCGGATCACGCAGGACCGCGGCGCGGAACTGATCTCGCTCGCGCAGACCAAATACCTCGGCGCTGCGTCTGCCACGGCCGCGCTCGGCGCGGCAACGGCCGCAGCCGCAACGCAGGGCCGCAACTTCGGCGCGGTCGCGCAGCAAGCCGGTTACCAGATCGGAGACTTTGCCTCGCAGGTCGCCGCGGGCGGCTCCGCGGTGACGGCGTTCGTCCAGCAGGGCTCTCAAATGCTGGGCATGTTCGGCATGTTCGGCGCGGTCGCCGGCGCGGCGCTGGCTATCGGCGGCGTGGCCTATCAGATGTGGGCGGCGCGGGATGCGGCGAAGGCGACGAAATCCGAAATCGAGTCTCTCACCGATG